GGTACACCGGTTCAAGGGTTCACATCTAATAGTATTTTACAAACTATTCGTAACATCAAGCAAAACTTTAAAGTTGCTCGTATGCCTGGTACTCCAGTTATTGTTCTTGACAGTAACGGTGATGCCGCAACAGTTACAGCAACTCCAGCAGGTCAAGATGGTTCTTCATTGACTCGTCTATTGGCTGAGTTAACTGGTGGTGCAGTATCACAATCTGGTGGTTCTAACCTATCTGCTCTTGGTAACGAATTGTTATCAACAGGTAAGATTGAATCAGTTTATGGCTGTATGGTCATGTTTTCCACGTTCTTGCAGTCTGCAACTCGCCCTGTAGCAAGTCTTTCAGGTGGTTCATATCCAGTATTAGTCGGTGCTTATTTCGGCGACAGTGCTTTGTTCACTGTTATGAAAGAAGGCTTGCAGTTGAAGACTGGTGAAGTACCAGGTGGATTGCAGATTTGGTTGACTGGTGTCGGTTACTTCGGTTCTGGCGTTGGTGACTTACGTCGTGGTGGCGCAATTAACATCGTTCAAGCCTAATTTGAATAGAGAGGGTACTAAACTACTCTCTCATAGTCTAGGAAAAATATAATATGTCAGTACCATATCAAAGAATCTCAAATGCAACAGTCGAGGACATTCAGTTCTACGATCCGGCAGCGGAACGCAGAGCGGCCGCTCTCAATGTTGATTGGGCTCCATACTTCAAAGTTGCTTCACAAGAGTGGCTTTATAAATTAGAGTTTGGATGGTGGCAAAAATATTGCGACACCGTTCTTGGTGCTTACTATTATGCTAACCTGCCAAATGGTCAATTGATCTCAAGTTTCAACCCAAGTTTGCTCATTAAAAACGATCAAACATTAATTCGTTTAGATACATTCGGTGCGATATTAGTATTCTATGAATCACTAGTAACCGATGTGTCTAACATGAACGAGGTTGATTTACAAAACTATGAGTTTGCACAAAAACGTTGTGATAACGAATGGACAAAAGCGTTGCAGTTGATGAACTTCTATGATTTATATCAAGATAGTCCACAAGGACCAACGACAAAACTTGAAGAAAATTGGACAGCAGACGTTGACTATTTCAACGGTGATAGGAGATATTTCTAATGGCTGAAGTAACTTACTCAGTATTGAACGCACCAACAGTAACAGTAACTCAAATTATTGATGTGTTGAGGCGTGACATACCTAAAGCATGGAACATACCAATCTATGACGATTTTCCTAGTGAAAGTGACGTTGTGAGATATGGTGTCTATGTAAGTGATGTACATACAGTTAGTAGAAACCCTCATCAATTAGCGATACAATATTGTGGCGCTATCTATCACGCTTATGATGAATTTGGAATCACATACATTTCATATCAAGATGATCCATACAATACGGCAGTCAATGCTATTATTGCAAACTTAGTTACTGCTGTCAAAGACGACGGTGTGCAACTAATGGATGGTTATTTTGAAAGAGATTTTGACCAAGTTCGTACATACGGACCTACGCAAGCAGAGAAGCATACCTGGACATTCAGAATGCTACGAATGGAATTTAATACTTAACGCCTAACACAAGGAGAAATCAAATGGCAAGAATCACAGTAAACACAACAGGTACAAATCCGATACTTATTTTAAGTACCGATTTAGCCAACGTATCTGCTGCCAATCTCGCAAATGGAAATATCAGTCTAGCTAATAGTTTATCTGTAACATGTTTACAAGATATCACTGTTACATCTAGCACAGGTATTTTTTCATGGACCGACTTTTGCAGTACAGATATGAACAAAATCACTACACCAGCAGATAACGAAATTTCAACAAATCTAGTTATTGATCCGACAGTATACTTCGGTACTGGTGGTAGCAACAACGCCACCGAATACGGTGTAGCACGATTGAGCCAAAACAAAGTTCAAGTACAATTTAAACTTGTTTGGAACAATAGTAATGCAAACGGTAACGTTGCTAATTCATACTTCAGTACAGGGGTTGGTTACATTTCGTCACTAGCACCTACAGTAAGTCCTGAGGCACCAGTCTGGGTAACCCCTATGGCTATTGCTGTTGATGGAACAATGTATACTGCTGAACAGTAATTTGTGATAGCATGAACAAAGAGGGAACATCACGTTCCCTTTTTTATTAACACTGAAAGGTAGCAAATGAATGAAAACGATGTATGGTTAAAGACCACTGAAGAAAAACTCAGAAGCCTAATTGCTGATGAAGCAAAGATGATGCCAATGTTAGATAACATGCAGGCAACAATTAAACAGTTAAAAGCAAAGCAAACATTCCGTTTAGCATTGCTTAATCAGTTACTAGAAGATAGTACTGACAATGAATAAATACAATGTAATAATTTAAAAAGGAAATTAACAAATGAAACTCTCACAACTCTCAGCAAAACCCCAACTGATCGATATTCTTATCGATGATGAAGATACCATCAAAGAATTTGGTGAACCAATCGAATTCTGGACATGGGATCGTCAGCCTATGGATGTGTTTATGAAACTAGCCAATGCCGATCAAAACAATACATCTTCAGTAATTGAAATTGTTAAAACATTAATTCTTGACGAAAAAGGTAAAGAAATTCTTAAAGATGATATTATGTTACCAACACATGTATTGATGAAGGCAATTAGTAAGGTGACTGAAATATTGGGAAAGTAACTAATGACAGTGTTGATCCTAAATCTGAAAAGATGGCAGCAATACTAATGATTGATTCACTTGGCAAACGTTATGGAATGTTACCAAGTGAAGTATTGAATAGAAGTAACACATTTGATTTGTATATTATGGATGTAGCATTAAGTTTTGAAAATTTTCATCACAAAAAAGCAATGAACAATGGCAATGATCCATTACCAGATTATACAACTGATGAACTATTAAACATGCTGAATAAGAATAAGGAACAATAATGTCAATAACACTAACAGTTAATACTATAACAAATAGTTTAAAAAGTATTCGAAATAAATTGAATAACCTTCCTAAAGAAGCCTTTCAGGAATTTGTTAAAGCAACACCAATTAAAACCGGCAACGCTAAAAAGAGTACTAAGTTAAAAGGTAAAACAATTGAAGCAAATTATGCATACGCAGGTGTATTAGATAAGGGTCGTCATATGACCTCTAGAGGTATGCGTGGTAGTGACCAAGCTCCAAATGGTATGTCTAAGCCAACAGAAGTGTTCATTAAAAAACGTATAGATCAAATATTAAGAGGAAAATAAGATGGCAGATTTAACCTATTCCGCAACCTTAGATGATAAAATTAGTCCTGCCCTTAAAAAGATTGAAGATAATGTCGGTAAGGTAACATCATCATTTGATAAATTTAGGGGAGTATTAGCCACCTTAGCAGTTGGTGCATTTACTACTCAAGTAATGCAATTTGCTGATTCAATTAATGATGTTGCAGATTCATTTGGCGTTGCGGCAAGTGATGTTTTATCATTTAGTTCAGCATTACAGGCTGCAGGTGGTAAGAGTGAAAATGCTATAAAAATATTTCAAGGCGTTGCCAATTCAATTGATGATTTAAATCAAGGTAATGTAAAGACTCTACAATCCTTTGAACAACTTGGAATTTCACTTTCTGATTTAGGAAAAATGAGCGAATCTGAAATTCGCAATAAGTTAATTACAAATCTTGGTGAAATGACTAATAAGACTGAAGCATCCGCTTTAGCAATGAAATTATTTGGCAAGGCTGCAATTGGAGTTGATTTTACTAAACTTGCTGATGAAATAAAAAATAATAAAGAAGAAAGCATAAAGTACGCGGCAAAATTAAAAGATGCTAGCGATGCTATGGAAAGTTTAGAAAAAATTGCAAGGCAATTAAAACTTGCGTTTGCTGATGCATTCGGTCCCGTGTTCAATTTAATTTCGAGTATTAAAGTTCAAACTGAGGATTTGAGTACTGCATTCAAAGTTTTATCTGTTGCAATTGTTTCAATTGCAACTGGTATAATAGCAGTTAGAATTGCTACTGTTGCGGCCACTACTGCCATGGCAGCATTCAATGTAGTGTCAAGTGCTAATCCTTGGATACTTGGAGCCAAAGCAATTATTGCTGGATTAACCGCAGTTGGAATACTGACCGCGGTAAACACTGCTGAACAAACAAAAAATAATATAGAAACTGAAAAGAATGCAGACTTAACAGGTAGAAATGTTGTACAGACTGCTGAACTTAATAATAAAATAAAACAACAGCGTGAAGAATTATCAAAGATTGGTAGAGAATACAAAACAGGTACTTCTGCACTAAGAGCACAATTAGATTTATTATTAAGCACTCAACGTATTTCAGCACTTGATTATCAAGTAAACAAGGCAGCAAACGATCTTCAACTTAAATTTACAAATGATTTAAAAGCAGCCAAAGAACAATTTAATAAACTTGATGCTGATTCACAAAAACGTCAACTACAAGCCTATCTCGATAATGTAAGAGTAATAAATCAACAATATGATATTCAACAACAACTTACTGCCGAAATTATTCGTAACGAAGAATTAATAAAAACACAAACTAGAAGCCAATTAGAATATTCTAATGTTGCTGTTGACTCTTTAAAAACAATGGCAAAGATGCGTGCGGAATCAATGGCTTTAACAGAGACAGCAAAAGAAAGAATTGGAACAGAAGCATCAATTAAAACATTCCTTGAATCAATTAATATTCTACAAAAAGAAATTAATAACAGTGCAATGTTAACAACCGCTGAAAAGAAAAAATATTTAGATCAACTTTCACAAATTCAAACTACTGAAGATGCAATTACAATTGCTCAAGAATTGCAATCTAAAACAAACTCTAATATTACTGCTCAAATTCAAGCGCAAAATAATGCGTTTGCCGCACAAGCAGAGTTAACAGGTAAATTAGCAGAAAATGCTCGTTCATTTTCAGCAGGTTGGGCACAAGCATTTAATCAATATACTGAAAATGCAACTAATGCGGCTCGTATTGCAGGTGACATGTTTAATGCAACCACACGCAATATGGAAAGTGCTATAGATAGATTCGTTGAAACTGGTAAATTTAGTTTCGGTAATTTTGCTAAGAGTGTTATTCAAGATTTAATTAAGATTGAATTAAAAGCACAAGCAACTAAATTGTTAACTTCAATGAGCGGAGGTGGCGGCGGTATACTTGGGGCGATTGGGTCATTGTTTGGTGGATTCTTTGCCGATGGCGGCAATCCTCCAGTTAACAAGCCAAGTATCGTTGGTGAGAAAGGTCCTGAGTTGTTTGTTCCAAGAACAGCAGGCACAGTCGTACCTAATGGTGGCGGTGGCGGTATGGGTACTAGTGGTACTGGTGGTAACACATATATTACAAATAACATTAACGCACTTGACGCTAAGTCAGTTGCCCAATTGTTTGCTGAGAACAGAAAAACATTATTTGGTTCAGTAGAGCAAGCAAGAAAAGAAGTTTCGTATGGAGTACGATAAGGAATAATTATGGCAGGTTTACAAACAATTTTAAATTATTGCGACAGCGTTCAAATAGATCGCCGCAAAACAGTAGGCATACAGTTTACACGAAATGAGATACCTAGAGTAAGTCAAACACCTACAAAGAATCCATGGAAGTTTACAGTCAGTATGCCAAGCAGATTTAGATATAGTCAAATACGTGATTTGATGGAAGCGTTAGACACATTAGATCGTATCGGCAGTGAAATCGTTACATTTAGTAATCTACCTCAATTAAGTTGGGTGTTTGCATATCAAGGCTCAATGAGTCAAACAGCAATTAATAACCTTAGAGTAGTTAGTTATATTAACGATCAGTTGACATTGACTAATTTGCCAGTAATACCATCTACAAGAGTTTTATTTCAGCCTAACGATTTAATTCAGATTGGTAACAATCCATACCCAATGACTAGCGTTAATCAAGTGTTAAGAGGTACTGGATCGAATGTAACATTTACTGTAAGCAGACCTAATATATTAACAACTAATATCGTTAATGATACCGTTACTGTTGGTAACGCATGTGAATGGAATGTATTCTGTCCTAACATGCCAACATATAAACTAATACCAGGTGGTCAATTAATGAATGGTAATACAATTACTAACAATGCATTGATCGAATGGAGCGATGATTTTCAGCTTTATGAGTTTGTGGGAGCCGCGTAATGGAAAATATCCCAGCAGTAGCAAATAACAAAGCATTAGTTAATAGTGCTGAATTTGTTAGATTAACAATTTACGATACGATCACAGCAACAGGTGCAACAGCATTAACTGTTGGTGACGCATACGAAATTAAAACTACCGGTACAACTAACTGGACTAGTATAGGTGCAACAAGTAACACAGTTGGTACAGTATTCTTAGCAAATAGTGTTGGTACAGGTAATGGATCAGCACTTCCAGTAGAAGTTCACACCTTCAGTAGTGCTTATCAGTTTGAAACAATTAATGGTCAAGAATATACTCCATTAGGTGGATTATTAGGCGTTGGTCAACAACAAAGAGATATGCGTATTACCAGTGCTGACACTAGCGTTAGTCTAAGTGGTATCGATGGTAACAACATTGTTATGGTACTTGATACTAAGATTCGTGGTAGTAAAATAGAAATTACTAGAGGTTTTTATAACAACAATTACGCACTAACAAGTACAGCACAACGCTTTACAGGTATCGTAACTGGTTATGCTATCAGTGAAGATCGTCAAGAAAATGATGACAACTTTACAATTACATTGAATGCAAGTTCATATAAGAGTGTATTAGAAAATCGTGTAGCAGGTAGAAAAACAAACAGTGTAAGTTGGAAAGAGTTTAGTCCTACTGATACTAGCATGGATCAGATATATTCGTTAGCCGATCAATGGTTCGACTTTGGTGGCAAACCATTTACAGGGGCGACTACAAGTAGTACAGCGGCATCAGCTGGTTCAGCAAAAGCAGAACAGCAAGCATACGTACAGGAGCAACCATAATGGCAAAATGGTTTAAAAAGTTATTAGGATTTGCCGCAGTCGTTGGCGCGGCATTCTTAACATTCGGTGGTTCATTAGCGGCAGCTGGTGCATTCTTAACTAGTGGCTCAATCGGTGCTATGGTTACTAGAACTGTATTAGCAATTGGTATCAGTAAATTAGTTGCTAATCGTGCTGGTACAAAAGCCGCGGGTGGTGATGCACCTAGTAGTAGATTTCAGTTAACACCTTCAACAACTAACAAGATACCATTGATATATGGTAGTGGTTATTATGGTACTGTAATGGTTGATGCTATTATTAGCACTGATAATACTACAATGTGGTATGTTATGGCATGTGCTGAAGTAACCAGTGGTACAAATAGTTTTGGTGATATGTACATGGACAATCGTTTAATTACATTCGATGGTACAGATCAAACTAAAGTTATTAGTTTAACAAACAATGCTGGAGAAATTGATACTAAAGTAAATGGCAACATGTTCATTTACAAGTATAATAATGGTTCTAGTAGTGGTGTTAATACAGCACAAACAGCTATACAAGTATTGCAAGATAGTGCTATTCCTGTTGCTAGACGTTGGTCTAGTACAGACATAATGGATTTAACATCTTTTGTTATTGTTAAATTGATTTACAATTATGAAAAGCAAGTTACAGGTTTAGGTCAGTTAAAAGTTAACATGATTAACACAATTAACAAACCAGGAGATGTATTGCTTGATTACATGCAAAACACTAGATATGGTTGCTCTATTCCATTAGCACAAATCGATACTGCTAGTCTTAC